TATCGATATCTTTTATTCCTAATGCTTCATACATTTTTCTAAATGCCATGTACAAATTATGCATTTTTGGATTTGACATTGCTAACTGTAGACCAGTTTGAGCTAATGTTAATCTTTGTGACATTGAAAATATATTTGGATCAGCTATTGGTAGAATATCTACTCTTTCATCAAAATCTGTTACTTTAACATTTCTTTGTCCACCTACAACATCGTATGGATATTCTTGTGGTAGATACTGAGCAAATACTTTTGCTAGTAATTTAAATTCTTGTTTTAGGGCTACGTATAGTCTTTTATGGATTGCTGACATTACCCTTGAACCACGTTCCAAAAGAGCTACGGTCGTACCAACGGCTGCGCCTTGGTTCCCGTCCCCGACCTGCATGTCAGCAATGGACGCGAATCTTTGTCCTGCTGTAACTACAATTCCCATCAACTGCAATAATGTAGCTGAAGGTTCTTTGTATGGTAAAAATACAAATGCATCTTTTAGATTACCACCTGGTGTGTCAACATCTTTAAATTCTCCAGGTTGTATCGGTGCAGCGTCATCTTTGACTCTGACACCTCTCTGTTTAAATCCTGCTGGTAAGTTTGATAACGTACCTGCGTCTAATAATTGACGGAGAGCAGAAGTTGCAGTTCTGCTCAAACCGCCAATCATATGAATGAGTCCAAAGCCATAAAATCCTAGTCCTGGCAGAAATTTGAAGTGGACAAAATATTGAACTTTATTTCTTAACGAATCATTGGGCGCATAGTTTCGTCTAATAGACAAAACTTTTTGACTACCTTCCTCGACTGTAACGACGTAAGGTAATTTTATTCCTGTTGGTTGACCATCTTGACCAACATCTTCGAAGCCTTCTAAATCTAAATTAACATGACACTCTAAAAGAGTATACACGCTTTCTGTTCTTGTAGATTTAGACGTTCCTTCTAATTCTCTTTTCTTATCAGATACCTTATCAGCATTTACAGCTGAAACTGGTTTAGATAATTCTATATCAGTATAGAAACCTGCTACTTGTTGTTTTCTTAAATCATTTTCAGAAATTTTTACAACATGGACCACCGCTTCCGCATCGTCTAATGAGGTAGCCGTATACGGAACAACGAGGTCGTCTGCAGGGATAAACTTTGAAACAGCTCTTCCTAAAAGATCGTCATAATAAACTTTCTTAAAAGTTGAGCCGCTCAAAGGTAGATGGAATAACATTTGATCAAACTCTGGTTCATATTCTTTCATCTGATCCATGAGTTGATAATTCATAAAATCTTTAACTCTTTGTGATTGAGCTTCTTTAGCAGGATTAGACACTCCTAGAACTTGAGTTCTAACAGGCCCATCTGCTGGTAATAATTCTTTATAAGCTAATGCTTGAAACTGAGTTACAGCTTCAGCTAAAACTGGGTGCGTAGCACCTGATGCGCCTTGAAATGGTTCATTACGATTATCGTATTTAAATCCTAAAAGATCTAAACCATTTGTGTACGAACTTTCCCAATCTTTTCTGGACATTTTATAGTCCGTGTAATTTTGTCTAAGTTGTATGCCAACTGGATCTAAAACTGTTTCTGGAAGTATATCTGCTAGATTATCAAAGTGCGTGTTTGACTGAGCACGGTTCACGGCACTTGGTGAAAAATTAACTGTAGCACCACCTTCTTCGTCAGGTGTTACTTCTACTGGTTGTCTTTGTTGTGCTTCCGTAATGTCAACATCGGTTGGTGCTTGTGCACCAGGAATTTTTACTTCGTGTCTAACATTCGGGAGTGCTTTATCTATGTCTGCCATTTATACTCCTAATTATCTTTATCATTTATCATTATTGAACGCAACCCTTGTCTTAAAGGTGGAATTGCATGGGGTTTACGTATTGCAGCTATACCACCGCCCATATAACCTGCTCTGCCGCCAGATGCACGGAAACGACGTTTCCCAAGAATATCAAAACCAGAAGAAGTATCAAACCCTTTAAATTCACCCATATCAATTCCTTGTTCTTCTAACATTTGTAAAAACTCTTTTTTCTTTTGCGCATCTAATTTTAGTTTACTAAATTTTTCTTTTAAATCTAATAACGTCTCCTGTTTCTCTAAATTTCCTAATTCACTTGCATACTTTGTAGGAAGTTCAGTATAAGCATCTCTTGGGTCTTTTACATCTGCTGTTCCAAAATAATTATCAAAAAGTTTTGGTACTCCTGCTTCATACGCAGCATGTTTTAGTTGTCTCCAATACGTCTCTCCTTTTTGATCCATCCATTGTTTAAGATTAGTAATAGGTTGTCCTCCTTTGAAAGGGGCCCAATTATAAGGAGTACTACTAAAAGGTTCTAACCTAATTGGCATTCCAACATCAGTTTTTTCCTTAACATCTTTTCTTAAATAATCTTGAAAAGCACTTTTACCTTTTGCTTCTAAAAAAGCATCATACTCACCTTTTTGATCGTAATAACCTTTGTAGTTTTCATCTATAAAATTCATTTTTTCATTTGCTTTATTAAGTTGATTAAGGGTAAATTCATGCGCACCTGTGCCTTCCTTAATTGTCTTTAATTCTTCAATCTTATTTTGTTGATTAAACCATGCATCCATCCAATCATTAGTATCTTTCATATGTTTTGCATATTTATATCCTTCATCGCTTCCTGCTTTTATTTCATCCATTTTACTTTTACCCCAGCCAAATAATCCAGCTGTTGTTGCTCTCTTAGCTGCTTCTTTATCTCCTGATAACATATGAGGAAGTGCAAAACCTAATTCGATTGGAATATCAATTGGCCCTAAAAACCACGCACCTATTCTTGCAAGTTTCCCAAATTTTCCAAATTTAGCTTTAGATATTTTATTTCCTTTCATAGCTTTAGCTTGTTCTTCTTCAATAACTCCTCTGATACAAGTATTAAGTCCGCCGCCCCCTTGAAGTTTAACTCTTCCACCGCTGCTTAGACATTTATTAATGTTGAAGCCAGCTTGTTTTAGGAACTTGTGTATTCCTTTTTTATCTAATGTTGTAATTTCTTTTTGAGCTGCTTCTAAAGTTCTTGCAGTTCCTGGATCAATGCTTATTCCAGTTTTCGCATGGAACTTTTCCATTCCTTTTTGTATTTTTTCTGGGATTGTTTTATAAGAACCTTTGTATTGAGATTCAAAAACTTGTTTAGGAGATAAAAATTTCTTGTTCTTTGCGTCCCAGTGAAATTTAGTAAGATTAACTTTACCCTTAGCTTCTGGATTTTTTATATAAAAATTCTTGATAGATTTCTCATGTTGTGCGAGTATTTTTTCAACTTTAGAATAGTCCCCACTCCCCTTAGCTAACCTATAAGCACTATCTAAATTTTGAAGTCTTTTAGACATTCTACCATCAAAAGATCTTTTAGCTTTTTTATTAATTTCAGAATCAATAAACTGAACAAAATGATTATGAACTCCAGACCCTTTACCATATGTAAGCTGTCCAGTTCTTGCTGGAAATATTTCATCAATATTAAGATCTTTAACACCAGCGTCTCTAAATGCTTTAGTTATACTTTCTGATATATTTTTATAAGTGGAATTTGGATTATCAAACCATTTTCCCATTTCTAATTTTGCATATCTTTGAGCTGCTTTACCCATTTCTCCATCTATATTCATTGAAGACTTGTGTGCTATAGATTTTACTATTTTATTTCCTAATGCTTTATCTACTTTAATTCCTTCAAGTTCTATTTTTCCCTGTAAAGCTCTTCCAAGTTGCATGTAAGCATATGCATTTTTTCCACCTTTTCCAGCTTCAAATACTTTTTTAAACATGTAAGAATCTATATCTACGGCCTTTCCATCATAATTTTTTATTTCCTCCATAAATTTAATATCATCAAAAAGATTATAAATATTGTCGATCGTGTCCGCCTGCATCCCTTGCACTTGATAAACTCTATTTAATTCTTTATTTAAAGCTTTAATTTGTTTTTTATTTATTTCCCAAACTTTGGTAGTAGATCCTGGAACTTTTTTATATTCTTTACTCAAATATTTAAAAGGTGCATACACCTCTTTCATTTTTTTTGGTTCACCTATATTATCAACTAGAATTTTTCTTATTTTTTGAGCCATCTTAATTCTTGTTTTTTGAGGCGCTGACATATTTTTCTTAATTGTCATATCTGCTGCACTACCAAAAGCTTTGTTAAAAGTATCTGCAGTATAAGGGTTATTATTACCTAAAATTTCTATTAAACCTTCAGTTCCAAAGACCTTACCTTTTTTTGCAAGTTGTCTTTCATATTTAAGTACTACTTTACCTAAGTTCTTTGTTGGTTTATCTGGGGTCCAGCCATACTCTTCTTTAGCAAATTTTAAAAAATCTTTATCTTTAAGATATGGATTTGTACGTTTGGGTCCACTATACCCTGGTCTCGATCCATCAACATTGGGTGTTACTAGTTGGCCTTCAGAGTACATGTTCCGTGGTCCAGGAATCGTGGACCCTGGATCTTGGTCATTGTACATGTCTTTAATCTGATCTATGAATTTTAATGGGTTCATTCGCCTAACATTCCTGCAAGTCCGCCTGATGCATGCCCTTTTTTGCCTTTAGTTTTAAATCTTTTAAGTTCAAGTTGTTGATTGGCATCATCTACTACTTTTTGAATTTTAGCATATCCTTTAGGATCAGTTTCTTTCATGAATTTTGTAAATTCTTCAGCGATGTTTGGATCAGAAATATCTATCGTTCCAGTTTCTTCAATGCCTTTTAAAGTCTTTTCTGGTTTAGAAGCTCTTTTCAATTGAAGCATTTTAGCTAAATCTTTCTGTACAACATCTACAACCGCTCCATAAATTTTCGTTCGAGTTCTATCATCTAAATCATCAAAAAGTTTATTACCAAAAGCTTTTGGATTATTTTCAACTAAAGCTTCTGATGCCATTTGGGCATCATATTTATAATCTCCTGATGAAAAAATATCATCTACTGCTGCTCTGACTTTATCTGGATCTTCCCAGGTTTTAA